TATGAACCACGACTTCCATTTGTTGAGGTTACCTCTTGTATTATTTCCTTTATTTTTTTATTATTTATCATTATAATATAAATATCTTTATGGAAGAAAAAGAGGAAATATATGGTAATTTGTTTGGGTCCATAAATATTCTAAGTGAGGAACACCTAGAACTTATGTTATCCACTATGGATAGGGAAAAATCAATTTACTTCCTAGTTGAGTCTGTTAAATCCGCTCACAACCGAGGAGCTTTCACTATCGGTGAGACCGAAATAATCTCAAAAGCGATAAGAACGTTATCTACCACCTAATTATTTTTTTTGTGGTAAAATCGTCATATACCTCAAATACAATCCCCTTATATGTGAAATCAATCTCCTGACCTAAAGTATTGACATACTTTATAACCTTTTTACTTGGTTGTGTATATGTGATTGATATTGGCCCATACTCCTTAAATTTACCATCAAAATCATATTGTATTAATTTATAATATACCGTACCATTGTTTAAATAGTCATCAATATGTGTGTAATCAATTTTTTCTGTTGAGTTTCCACTTGATTGTATGGTAACAACTTCAGACCAATTAACACCATTAGGACTCCTTTGTACTGAAAAATAATCCGAATTATGTTCTGTAGCTGTTGACCACTTAAGTAAATTATGACGTTGGTACCCAGTACCCTCAAAATAAATTAATTCAACAGGTAAAGGACCTCCGGTTTTAATCAACTCAAAATTATCCATCCACCATTCTTCACCAGCAGCGTTAGCTCTAGAGAATATATCAATAGCTATTTGTGATGTACCTGGTGGTATGTTTAATTGTATTACGGAATATCCATCACCAGTTGTTGTTCTATCACCACCAGCTGATGGACCAATCGTGGTTAGAGTACCGTTAGCTGTTTTTATGTAAACACCGGACGTATTGTAATTCCAATAAGCGTTACTATTACCAGTGATACGAAGTTCATTTGTATATGTTAACCCACCATCAGTTGATAATTGTACTGTAATATAATCCGCGACATCGACACCTCTAGTTGTAGCTGTTGATGTAAATCTATATGAACCCAATCTAAATTTAAATTGGTAATCGTATCCAGGATCTACGACTAAATTTGGAAATGAGTACCAATCAGACTCGTAAACTGAAGACCCACCACCAGTTCCGTATAATACCGCACTCGTGGTTGGTGATACCGAAGCGTTCGTGTAATAGTTGGTTGTGGATATGGGTGTCCACCATATTCCAGACCAATCAACATCAAATGTTTCCACATAATCAAATTTATATGGTGTTTGTGACCTTAAATTAAATAAAGACAAAAACAATAGTGTTATTAATATATATTTCATACATATAAATATATGTAAAAACATATTAATGTGTATAAAATAAAAAAGGTCAGATTTCTCTGACCTTTTTCTTATACTAAAGATATATTGATTATCTCAATTCTCTTAAATCAAATGTACGAACTCCATCAACAGTGATACGTGCGTAGAATCGGTTGTTAACCATTTTCTTAGCGTATCTTGTCATGATACCTTTGATAGGTGTGAAGTTGAATGGGTTATACATTGTAGGTGTTAATTGTAGAGGTACGTACGGAGCGTAGATGTATCCAGTGTCTAATAAAGAAGTACCTTTATGACCCAACAAGATTTGGTTTGGTGGGAAGTAAGGATCTCTATACACTTGGTAACGACCAGCTAAAGTACCAACTCTTTCGATACCCATGTTGTATTGATCTTGCTCAGGTGAAGCGTTAGATACGTGGAAGTATTCTAAATCATCAAAGATAGCTGAAACCTCAGAAGAAACAACGATCCAGTTAGCACCACCACGAAGAGTTGACTTGTGGATTTGAGCTGACAATTGGTTGATCGCTGTAATCAATGTTTGATTCCAGTCTTTTTGAGTGTAAGAAGTTACTTGTTGTACTCTTCTCCATCCGTTGTAATCCCAACGTAGGTTCCAAGCCGCACCTTTACGTAAGTCACGTAAGATTTCACGGTCAATTTCCGCAGCTACTTGTTCAGACAATAAAGCTGTTAATTCAGCTTCAGCGTCGATATTGTGGAATGCCGCAACGTCTTGAGCTAATTCTGGTGACCATTGTGCTCTTAGTTTTCTTTCAGATACAGAAACTGTAACAGATTCTAAATCGAAAGAAACCTCACCGATTTGATCTTCAAACTCTAGATTTTTGTAACGTCTCCAAACAGCTGAAATCGCTTCAATGTTAACATCATCAGCACTAGTAGAACCCGTATAACCATCTAATGATGAATCACCACATGTAGCACAAGCTGGACATGATAAATCAACTTCTAAATAGATACAACCATTTTGACTACAGATGTTGTTGTAAGCTCCACCATTACCATTACCTGGATACTCAGTATACGACGTTGTTGATGTTGGTTGAACAATTCCCTTACCGTAAATTTGGGTTACAACTCTAAATAATAATGATTTTGGTGTTGTACCATCAGTTTGGTAAAGTGGTGAACATGGTGATTCCGCGTCTAAGAAATCTTCTGTAGCGTAAAGTCTTAAATCTGAAAGGAAAGTTTCAGAATCAACCTCATTACCATCAGGTCCGATTAATTTACCAACACCTGGTACGTCAGTCCATCCACAAAGTTTAACAATAACTTTACGTAAATTAGTTTGACCTGTTAATTGTCCAGCGTTAGCCGCAACTAAACCACCATTTTCCCATACTTGCATTTCTGTAGTTTGAGTAACAGCAGTCCAAGAACCTTTAGAATAGTCAAATAATCCTGGAGGATCTAATTCACCCTCAGAACCTTCATAAAATAAATCATAAAGATTTTTCTTGTAAGGGAAATTATTAACACCTTCAGTCCCATATCCTGGATAACCTTGTCCTGGATCATTTTTACCTGAATTAACAGCTTGAGGTGACCCAACTGGTGAATAATGTTCACCCCACCCTTCCCAATTGTTAGCTGCACTTGGAGTAGCTCCGGTAGCGTAACCTTGGATACGAGGAATGAAATAGAATAATTTACCGATAGGTAAATTCATAGCTTGTACTGATACGATATCATTAGCTAATAATTTAGAGAATACTCTTCTCACGATAGGGAAAACAACAGTTTCGAAAGCTCCATTTGAACCTTCAGAAGTTGCTTCGTTAATTAGGAAAGACGCTTGGTTCTCATATAACTGAGCTACGTTTTCTTTTAAGTGTCCTTTAAGACCCTCTAGGAACCCTAATCTGTCCCATTTGTTTATTGTGTCTTCTTTGATAACTTTAAGGTGTTTTAACCCGATGTTACCCACAAGACCTGATTCTAATAATGCTCCCATTTTTTAGGTTTTTATTTTTAGGTTTATTTATTTTATTTTTTTCATTAATTTCTTCATTCTTAAAAACTGAGGATTCTCGTAAGTTTTAGATTCAATTAGATTTACAGCTGAACCATTTGTTGGTGCTTTAGATACTGTTCTCTCGATTGATTCTGTGATGTTACCAGCTTCAGATTTTCCTTCAGAAAGTTCTCCTTTAATTGACTGATAAAGATTCTTAGATTCTTTTAAAGTATCAACATTGTCAAATCTTTTAAGAATATTAAGTTTCTCTTGTTTAGTTGTTGAGTGTTCAGTGAATAATCGTGTAGCGTAAGCTAAATTAGAATTAAACACAGCCACTTCATTTAATTTGTTTCTAAAAAGATCCAAAGCTTTTCTATACTCCTCATTTTTATTTCTTAAAACATGAAGTTCCTCGGTACTCTCTTTTCTTAGGTGTCTTGGAGCTGCTTTTGGTTTATCTAAGCCCATTCTACCAAATCTTTTTCCATTACCAAGAGTTCTTGAAGCTTCCTTTGTCTCTTTTTTCTTAGATAGTGGTTTTAATTTACCATCAGAATTAACCTCCTCTTTGTACTCAATTTGTGTTTAGGACCTTCTTTCATGTCTTCATCAAACCCGTTATCTAAGTTAGGTCTTTTATTGTATTTAAACTTTGAAGGTGATCCCATACCAACACCTTTAGCTTTAAATGATTTAGATTCAAAGACAACCTCGTCGTCATCAAAATCAACTTCATCAAAATCATCATCAGAATCGACATCTAGTTCAATTTCATAAATGGTGTCATCTGGGTCATAAGCTCCAGACATTTCATCATCCATTTCATAAACCATCTGATCTGTCTCATCCAAATCATCATATCCCATTGGGTCTTCTTCATACAAATCTTGTCCCATGTAATCATATTCG